ACCCCACCTCAGTGCATCAAGCATCACGGAAGCGAATTTCTTCCGTATGCAGCACGGTTACATCAAGCGGCGTCGTTACACGATCCACAATGATACCGAACAGCAGGGATTTCTTTTTGCCATCGCCTAAATCCCTTTCATAAACATAGTTTGATCCTTGTCCCATCGACTTAAAAATCGTTCCATATACACGATGGGCACCATTAACGTTCATAGGATTGACCACATGCTTTCTCGTGGCCAATATAGTTATGTGTCTGTTATCGATCACATCTGTCACGAAGTCGGGCGACACGCCTTTGAATACTTCGTTCTTGCTCACACCAACTGGCGTTGTTCCTGCCTCATCTTTCTGCCAATAAAGAAATGACATAATCTGTTTTTTGGTTAATACCCCTAACATGCTACGGGGCGCGGCTGCCGCCTTGCCCCCTCCGCTATTTAAAAAATGTGTGGTTACCGTCGTTGTTCCTTGCGTCTCCGTTACTCCTGTTATTGTTACTTGATATTTAACTTGAACATTGGCAATGTTTACTACATCACCAATTCTTTGACTACCCAGTGTACCCTTCGGGATAGCACTAAGCAGGTCCGTGCGCCACAATTCCTGCGGCGCCGGATAGTATGGGCCGGGTGTTGAATAAAAATATTTCGTCTCCACCCTTCTGTTCATCACATGCACTACCGCCCGTCTCATAGGCTTACGTAGCTTCGCAATACGCTTGCCATATGTTCTTCTTTTACTTCCATATCGACGCACCGTTGGGCGGCGCCGATAACTGTATTTACGGGCGTACATAATTTTCTAAGAAAGGAAGAAAATCAACTTCTCTATCTCTAATTTCATACGACTCCGATATTCTCCTTTGTACTGCTTGACGATCAATATCTCTTGCATTTGGAAACAGTTCTTCTTTTGCATAATTTGACGTTAGATATACTGTTTCATACTGTGAGTACATTGTTCCGCCTTTACTCTCCAATGCTACCATAGCTTCCCCGAGGTATAGTTTCCAGTCCAGTGCCGACAAACTGCCCGGAAACTCGTCCATGACAACAACCTTCTGTCCGGCGTATCCATCCCACCATTTGGTACGTGTGTCCTTCACGTAAACACTCGCCGGGTCCAAGCCAAGCGTCACCAGACAAAAGTACGTTTTGCCTGTTCCTGGCATTCCATGAAACAAGACTACCTTCTTTGGAATATAGTGGTTTGTCGGCCGTTGTATATGCATCCGTGCCGCACTCAACCCCTTATGATATTTAACGAATGTTGAGAAATGTTCTTTAGCCAACATTGCGTCAGTCGCACCGTCATCAATAGCTTGACGTGCTAGATCGAGATCGGTCCTTTTACCTTGTTCGTTCCTGAATTCCCCGATCTCCCATGGACCCAACTCCCTTGTGTCCTCCTTCATACAGTAGGCGCGAAGTTCCTTCGGCCTAATAGCAACTTCCACGTGCGCGTTGGATGACGCACGGTCCTTAGCCGATTGCATGCTAATAGCATTCTTACATTGCAACATGCCCTGTATGTGGGGTGTGCCGTTGTCGCCTCGCTCGCACTGACACACCAAGTAATTAATTTTTCCTTGTTCCAATAGCCGTCGCCATTGGCATAATAATGGATCAACCGCGCCATGATTATTGATTGTAAATTGCCAGTTCTTAGATCTGGACATTTTGTATTTTACAATTATCACGCGACCCTTTATCTATTTTCTGTGGGTCGCAATGGGTTACATTCTTTTAATGTACCACAATTGAATGACACGTGACTATTCAATTGCACTGAAGTGGGGGTAATACTG